TCTGGAGGAGCTGCACCTACTAATTCCGTTTCCGGAATCGCTGGTACCGGTCAGAATCCAAAATACGGCAAGGATCTCCCTGGTATGCCTAAACGTAAACAAAAGAGCTACCAACAACGTGGCGCTGACGGTGAGAAGGCATACGTAAAAGACACAAAGAAAACAATGAGAAGAATGCTAGGCTCGGTTAATGTATAGTCTTTATTACAAGATTGCCTTTGTTATAGCCATAGCCGTAGGAGCATATGCTGTTGGTTTTACTAAAGGTAATGCTCGGGCTGAAGTAGAGATCCAAAAAGTTGCCGCCGAAGCTGCAGCAAAAATCGCAGAATTAGAAAAAATAAATAATGAAATAAGCAACACTGTTGTAATCAAGTACGTTGACAAAGTCAAGAAAATAAAACAGAAGGAATATGTGTATGTTGACACCGCTCAAAAGTTTGTTCCCTCTATTCATGACATGTCTACTGGCTGGGTGTACCTCCACGATGTTAGTGCCAAAAATGGTGATGCCGACTCCACCAAGTCTTCTGATGGAACCTCCTCAGGAGTTAAAGACAATCAAGCAATCGGAACAGTCGTCCAAAACTACTCCATCTGCCGACAGAACGCAGAGCAACTAATTCAGTTGCAGCAATGGATAACTCAAAATCAAGAACAAGTAGAAAAACAGAATCTTCAGAAATGACCGAAGAAGTCGGAACTAGAATTGCTCTGCTTGAAAGAGAGATTATAAACTTCTCGTCTTTTTTTAGTAAACTAGACGGTACGATAGAAAAACTAGCTGAGGTTTCTTCTTCAATCAAAGAGCTGTTGTCGGTACACGAACTACGGATTAACCAACAATCACAATACAACGACTATCTCGCGGATTTAATAGAAAAACGAAGAGAACAATCTGAAGCACAACACCTATCAATAAGCACAAAAATACTAGAATCAGAAAAAGATTTAAGACAAGACATGGATACATTTCAAAAAGCAGTACTAGAAGAAATGAAAGAAATCCGAAAAGAAATCCGCGAGTACCATGAAGAAGCTGTAAAGAACAGCAAAGCTTTAGATAAAATTAAAATTTTAATAAGCGTCGGCGGTGGACTGATTGGGTTTATTTTATTTAAAATGGGAATTCTGCCTTCGATACCGTTCTAATTGACTTTTTTTCAGTTTAGGTTATAATCAGTATGTGAGTTTTATCATGGTACAAGATTATGAACACTATGTGGATAGACATTAAGTATGCAAATTTGCTTTCAAGCAGACTTGAAGGATTCAAGATAAAGAAAAGCAATCCTTACTTAAGTAACTTTCGTTGCCCTATCTGTGGCGACTCTCAAAAAAACAAACTCAAGACAAGAGGATATCTGTTTCAACATAAGGCAGATATGTTCTTTCGTTGTCACAACTGCGGATTATCACACTCGTTCGGAAATTTTCTAAAGAAGATTGATGTAATTCTTTTTGAAGAATACTCGCGGGAAGTGTTCGTAGCCAAGAATGAAGTCAGAGAAGAGATTGTTAAGCCTGATATAACTCAGATTGTTGTGCCAGCGCATCTTAAGGGAAATTCACCACTCAAGCAACTAAAGAAGATATCGCAGTTGCCTTGGGATCATCCGGCGAAACGTTATGTCGACAAACGTAAGATACCCACTACAGTACAGTATAAATTGTTTTACTGCCCTAAGTTTGCTGCTTGGACAAACAGTATTATTCCGGGAAAGATTGCTGCAAGCAAGGATGAACCACGCCTAATTATACCGTTCCTTAAAGAAGACGGAACTCTGTTTGGATATCAAGGTCGTTCGTTTGACCCTAAAACCAAGCTTAGATATATTACTATCATGCTGGAAGAATACAGCAAGATATTTGGATTAGATACAGTCAACAAGAACAAGAAGGTCTATGTATTTGAAGGACCGATTGATTCTATGTTTATCCCTAACAGCATTGCGATGGCAGGAGCTGATGTTAGTTTAGATAGTTCGTTTAACACCCCTGTGTTTGTGTATGATAATGAACCTCGCAACAGAGACATTGTTAAACGGATTGACAATTGCATTGATAAAGGGTATAATGTAGTGATATGGGATGATACTTTTCCGCAGAAAGACATCAATGACATGGTCATGGCAGGAAACGACATTGAACATATCAAAATTATTTTAGACAAAAGAACATTCAGTGGGTTAGCAGCTAAGACTGAATTAATGACTTGGAAGAGGTGTGAATGAGTAACGTAAACCTTATCGGTATCACTAAACCCACAGCGTACACAGAGGCAAGGACTGCCAATGAGTTAGTAGCATATACTGCTCGTGTCTCTAATCCGGCGAATCAAAACAGCCATGAGACCGCAGGGAAGCTGATTAAATATCTGATTAAGAATGATCACTGGTCTCCGCTAGAGATGGTTCACATCGTTATGGAGATTAAAACCACTCGTGATATTTCAAGACAGATTCTAAGACATCGTTCGTTTAGCTTTCAAGAGTTCAGTCAGCGTTATGCTGCGGTAGGCGACTCATTCGTTGATGAACGCGAAGCTCGATTACAGGATACAAAGAATCGACAGAATTCTATTGAAACTGATGATGTTCGCCTTCAAGAACAGTTCAGAATGAAACAAGTCGAAGTAAAATTTGTAGCTAAAAATGCATACGAATGGGCTTTGAATAAAGGTATAGCCAAAGAGCAAGCTCGAGTATTCCTTCCGGAAGGTTTGACCGAAACAACGCTATACATGGCTGGAACGCTTCGTTCTTGGATTCATTACTGTCAGCTTAGAATGAAGAATGGAACTCAAAAAGAACATGCTGAGATAGCAATTAAATGCTGGGACATTATTGGGTTCCATTTCCCCGACATTGTAGAGGCGTTGAGTGAATAAATCATACACCGCAACAGTAGTCGAAGACCCTGAAAATTTAGGCGAGATGTTTCTTCCGTTCCCATCCGAGCTCATTGATCAGGTGGGTTGGAAAGAAGGCGATACGTTAGTCTGGGAAGCAAACAACAACGGCACATTTACAATCAAAAAGAAAGAAGAATCATGCCAATAAAGGTAACAAAGCGCGATGGGTCTAAAGAACTACTAGACATTGACAAATTTCATAAAGTCATTACTTGGGCTTGTGATAGCGTCAATGGCGTTTCTGTTTCTGAAATCGCACTTAAGTCGCACATTCAGTTCTATGACAATATCAAAACGTCGGACATTCAAGAAACGCTAATCAAAGCTGCAGCCGACCTTATCTCAGAGGAAGCGCCGAATTATCAGTATGTTGCTGGTCGGTTGGTCAACTATCATATTCGCAAACAAGTCTACAACAGCTATGACCCAACTCACCTAATGGATCATTACCTTAAAATTCAAAAGCTAGGTTATTACGATTTAGAATTAGGGACGCAGTACACGGATTGGGAATGGAACGAACTGAATTCTTACATTGATCATGAACGAGACTTTAGTATGACTTATGCCGCCATGGAACAGTTCCGTGGCAAATATCTTGTTAAAAATCGAGTAACCGGAGAGTTGTATGAAACTCCTCAGATTGCTTACATGCTGATTGCGATGACGTTGTTTGCGAAAGAATCTGCTTGGGGAGAAAGAACTAGACTCCATTGGGTGAAAGATTACTACGACGCAATATCATTATTTTCAGTGTCATTACCAACCCCAATCATGGCAGGCGTGCGCACACCGCAACGTCAGTTTTCGTCATGTGTGCTTATAGAAACGGAGGATTCCCTTGATTCAATTAATGCAACTTCTTCAGCGATTGTTAAATACGTTAGCCAAAAGGCTGGCATCGGCATTGGTGGGGGTCGTGTACGGGCTGTTGGCAGTCCCATTCGCAATGGTGATGCTTCTCATACTGGAGTTATTCCTTTTTACAAGCATTTTCAATCTGCTGTTAAATCCTGTTCCCAAGGTGGTGTACGAGGCGGTGCGGCGACTTTATACTACCCGATTTGGCACTTCGAAGTCGAAGATCTCCTGGTTCTAAAAAACAACAAAGGAACAGAAGATAATCGTGCTCGACATATGGACTATGGCGCTCAGTTTAACAAAGTGATGTATGAGCGGTTGATTCAAGGCGGAGATATAACTCTGTTTTCACCAAACGACGTTCCTGGATTATACGATGCTTTCTTTGAAGATACCGATTGCTTTCGTGCCATTTATGAAGAAGCAGAGCGTAACCTTAAAATTCGTAAGAAGACGATAAAAGCAGCAGACTTATTCTCTGTCTTTATGCAAGAACGTAAAGATACTGGTCGCATTTATCTAATGAACGTTGACCATGCTAACGATCACGGCTCTTTTAATAAAAAAGTAGCACCAATCCGTCAGAGTAACCTATGTTGCGAGATTAATCTTCCAACCAAACCGTTGAATGATATAAATGACGCTGAAGGTGAAATTGCGCTTTGCACGTTGTCCGCCATCAACTGGGGTAAAATTAAATCACCAGATGATTTTGAGAAACCTTGCGAGCTTGCAGTAAGAGCACTAGATGCGCTACTAGACTATCAGAGTTACCCTGTTGAAGCAGCTCGAACCTCTACACGAAAGTATCGTCCATTGGGTATCGGCATTATCAACTTTGCTTACTGGATGGCGATGAATGACATGACATACAGCGCACCTAATCTAGAGCTGATTGATGAATACACCGAAGCATGGTCTTACTATCTGATTAAAGCGTCAGTTGAACTCGCAAAAGAAAAGGGACCAATCCCAGACAACAATGCTGTAAAATATCACAATGGTATTCTACCGATTGACACGTACAAGAAAGAAGTAGACGAACTGGTAGAACCAAACCAGCGTTTACCATGGAACGAATTACGGGCAGAATTACGGGCGAATGGTATCCGCAATGCTACGCTGATGGCGTTGATGCCTGCTGAAACATCTGCCCTAATTAGTAACTCCACGAATGGAATTGAACCACCACGTGCTTTGATTAGTATTAAGCAATCTAAAGACGGTATCCTTAAGCAAGTGGTTCCGAATATTCGCAGACTTAAAAATAAATATGAACTCTTATGGGATATCCCATCCCCAGAAGGTTACCTTAAAATTTGCGCTGTACTACAGAAGTACATCGATCAAGGTATCTCAGTTAACACTACATATAACCCAAAGTTTTATGAAGGTGAAAAGATTCCTTTGAGCGAAATGCTTAAGCATGTACTTATGTTTTACCGGTATGGCGGGAAACAGTTATACTACTTCAACACTGCCGATGGTGCAGGCGAAGTGGAAGAAAAAGAATTAGCTATTAGTCAGGCGGATGCTTCTGACTGTGATAGCTGCAAAATTTAAAGGGCTATAAGATGAATCAGCGCATAGACGCAGGACAACACCTGCTTCTTGACTTACACAACGTTGCACCCAAACTTCTTATGCACGAGGAGTTTGTTCGTAATGCTATGCTCAAGGCAGCGACAAAAACAAAAGCAAAAATACTACACTCATACTTTCATCACTTCGGTAATAATTATGGTGTGACTGGTGTTGTTGCGGTTTCAGAATCACATCTTTCTATTCACACATGGCCAGAGTGGGAATACGCATCTATAGACGTTTACCTTTGTTATGGACTAGACCCTAAGATTGCAGCAGACAGTCTAGTTGACAGTTTTTCCTGTAAGCTTTATGATATAAAGTCTATCGTTCGTCAAGCATATGTACCATACGGGGTCTATAAAAAATATGACAGTATTTCATAACACGAGTTCCTACGATGGTAGGACAATGTTTTTTGATAAAGCACTGGGCGTTTCTCGTTATGACGTTCAGAAATATCCAATTTTTGAGAAACTAACTGAAAAACAGAATGGATTTTTCTGGCAGCCAACTGAAGTTGAATGCATGCGTGATGCTAAAGACTTCAAGCTCTTGTCCTCAAGAGAGCAACACATCTTCACTAGCAATCTTAAACGACAGATTCTTTTAGACTCTGTTCAGGGACGTGCACCAATAGAAGCTTTGCTGCCTATTTGTTCGCTACCGGAGCTAGAAACCTGGATTACTACTTGGTCTTACTTTGAAACCATCCATTCACGCTCTTATACACACATAATCCGCAACATCTATAGTGACCCCTCTAAGGTGTTTGATGGTATGATGGATATTCCAGAGATATCTGCCTGTGCGCACGATATCAGTATGTACTATGATAACCTGATACGGTACAAAACTCCAATGCATCTGTGGCTGTGTCTTAATGCAATCAATGCGCTAGAGGGTATTCGTTTTTATGTTAGCTTTGCTTGTTCCTGGGCATTCGCTGAAGCAAAGAAAATGGAAGGCAACGCTAAGATCATTAAATTTATTGCCCGTGATGAAAACATTCATCTAGCCGCCACGCAACAGATGCTTAAGCTGTTACCGAAAGACGATTCAGTTTATGCTGAAATTAAAAAACAAGCTGAGCCTGAAGTCTTACGTATTTTTGATGCTGTGGTACAACAAGAAAAAGATTGGGCAAAATACTTGTTCAAGAACGGCTCAATGCTCGGTCTTAACGAGCAATTGCTGTGTGACTATGTAGAATGGATTGCGAGCAAACGAATGACTTCTATTGGCTTGCACTCGCCATATAAGAGCGGAAGCAATCCGTTACCTTGGACTCAGAAATGGATCAGTGGTTCTGAAGTTCAGGTTGCGCCACAAGAAACAGAAATTACCAGCTATGTTGTTGGTGGTATGAATAAAGACTTGGACGAAAACACTTTTAAGGGTATGACATTATGAAACAGTTTACTATAAAAAGTAATAAAGAAGATGATGTTATAGAGTACATTATCCCTGAATATAAAGACGTAAATCAAATTTTAGAACACTTCACGTTATTCTTAAAAGCATGCGGCTATACTTTCTATGGGTATTGTGATATACTAGACTACGACGACGGGAAATAACATGTTTGAACGATACAAAAAAAACGTCACCCCTATTGTCACCAACAGACTTAAGTCTTTAGCAGAAAGAGAAAAGGTATGCTGGGACATGGCTAAAGTCTTCTTAGAAAACAAGGATGCTCATGGCATCCACGACATGGGAGTTGAAATCCAGGCATTGCAGAGGGCAATTACTGAATTAAATAAATTATGAAAGAACGAAAGTTCGTTGAGTATTACATGAGCATAGCTGAGTCTACTGCAAAGTTGTCCTATGCTAAACGATTACAGGTTGGGTGTATTGTAGTAAGAGATAACAGAATCCTTTCCATTGGTTATAACGGCATGCCCGCAGGCTGGGACAATGTGTGTGAAGAAGAAGAAGGGTGCACTAAGCCAGAAGTGTTACACGCCGAAACAAACGCGATAACAAAGCTCTCTTCTTCTTCAGAATCTTCCGCAGGGTCAGTTCTCTTTATAACGCATGCGCCTTGCATACACTGTGCCAAACTAATCTATCAATCAAAGGTGACTTGCGTCATATATAAGTATCCCTACAGAGATGACGCAGGAACTCGGTTTCTACAGAAATCCAACGTTGACGTAATTTCATATGAAGAAGTAATAAAAGAGCTAGGAGAATTATATGAACAATGAATGGCTAATTTGTGACACTTGCCATGCTGAGTACAAACTTACAAAAATCATCGCATCCAATCCCCACAGTTTTTGCCCGTATTGCGGAAGCGAAGTTGACGCTGATGTATACGAAGAAGAGAACTACGAAATAGAATTCAAAAACTTCGACGACGAATTAGAATATTGATGGAAGCTTCCCACTGGCTATGGGAAGGCGAAGAATTTAAAGAAGAACATATTGAAGACTTCTTCGGGTTTGTGTACTGTATCACCAATACGCAGACCGGCAAGAAATACATCGGTCGCAAGTACTTTTATTCTACCAACCGTATAAAACAAAAAGGCAAGAAGAACCGCAAGGTTGTCCGTAAGCAGTCGAATTGGGCTGAGTACTACGGCAGCTCAAAGAACCTTCTTGCAGACATAGAAGCCATCGGCAAGGAACACTTTCGCCGAGAAATCCTATCGCTGCACGAGTCCCGAGGCGACGTCAACTACAACGAGCTACGGGAGCAGGTCGTCCGGAACGTGTTGGGCTCCGACAACTACTACAACGACAACATCCTTAGCCGCTACTTCCGCAAGACCAAGACCTACCTATCAAGATTCGCCCAGAATATCTCTTTATAAATCAATGACTTAACATAAGGGTTAGAGGCGTCACTTAAACGACCTTTCCCTTATAAATCAATGACTTAGCAAAAATCGCTCAAATGTAATCCTCTTGACTTACCCAAGGTCGCCGTTCTCCACACCTGTAAAATAAAACTCCTTAAGAATCAGTCGGTTACCGTAAGTCATTGATTTTAAAAGGAAACAAATTGCTTTACTTTTAAATAATAAATCCTTATACTGTACCTATAGTTGAACGAAAGAGGAAATGGGAATGAAAAAAGTCTACTCCGTCGTAATCGAGTCTGATGGCTACCCGTGGGTTATCGGTCAGTTCGACGACCTCGAAGAAGCCTATGCTGTGTACAACGAGTATCAGAACTGCCAGCCATGCGAAGTGGCTATCAAGACCTCTTTCGTTAACGAAGACAAGTAAGGAGAACATCATGACCAACCTGACCCGTGACGAACAAAAAGCCATCCTTGTGAGTCGCTTCCCCGAAGCTACTCGCGTCACCTTCAACACCGAGTTCAAGCAGTGGGAAGTTACCACGGTTATCGGTGTCGAAGGCGAATGGTGTGACGAGGAAACCGACACCTTTGCTTACATCCCTGGCACTCGGAAGCTCAAGTACCTTGGGCACATCTCGGTCGAAATCTAAGGAGAATATAATGAACGATTATCTGATTGAAGGTGTTCGCCAGCTCGAGGGTATCATTGCTGGGTTCCAGAACGAACTGGCTGGCATACTGTGGGTTAACACGCTCCAGGCTCGTGAACGCGAGAAGGTCTTGGTGAAATCCATCGTGGCTCACACGCAGGCGATTGACAAACTTGAAGCCATGATGGCTGAAGGAGTATAACACTATGGAATACGTGTCTGAACTGATGATTGGGGTTGCGATAGCCGTGTACTGTGCGGTCTACGTCTTCGGAAACCGATAGGAGAACATCATGAGCAAGCCGAACACTGTCGCCAAGGACCTCCGCACACCGAAGTACCGCATGCGAGTCGTCCGCGACCGCACCAAGTACTCTCGGAAAGGTCGTGCTAAGTCATTGATTTTAAAAGATTAAAATCGCTTTACTTTTAAATAATAAAAAAGTATACTATACCTATAGTTGAGTGAAAGAGGAAATACGATGACCAAAACAGAGAATCTTGTCGCGCTGCTGATGCAGCGTGGGGCGATGGTCGGCGGCGAAGAAGGCAAGGCGGCGTACGCACTGGGCTTCCTCTGCGAGTGCCTGAACGACGTTGAACTGAACAAGACGACGCTTAACAAGATGCTGAACAAGGCGACGGCTACCGCCCAATCCCTTATCATTAACGGCTACCGCTAGGAGTATACCATGTACACTATGCCCAAAGAGCTGATGCAAGACGTGTTCGCTGACGCTGAGAAGTACCTCTCGGTCGCTTATCTCGCCATCGGTGCGCACGTCGACCAGCTGCCTACGGAGGCTATCGAAAGTCTTGTCGCGATGCTCCAGGTCGAGCTCCGCGAGCGGGACGAAACTGCCCGTCGGTGTGTTAGCAGCCAGCGGTACTGGTAACAAAGTACTTTACTTTTAAATAATAAAAAAGTATACTATACCTATAGTTGAGCTAAAGGAGAACGTTATGAACTACCGCACCGACATCCTCGACATGGTCCGCCGCAAAACCGCTCAGGATTACCAGCTGCCTGCCGACAGCCTGATGCTGTACAAGGCTACGGAGGTGATGACCGAGAACTGGTTCGCGAACGACTTCGAGTACGCCTGCGGCATGGATGCCCAAGATGCTGCCGGTGATTCCTCACTGACCCACCTGGTGATGGTGAAGTACTTCGAGCTGGAAGAGGAAGCCAACCAAATCGGTGCAGGCTTCTAAGGAGAACACTATGATTATCAAAGCCAAAATCGCAGGATTTCAGTTTGAGACCACTCTGGACATGTTCTTCCAGGACAATCCTGACCTTGACCGAGACAAAACTCTCTTAGCCGAAGAGCTGCTTCGGATGGGCGACGCTGTACTCTATAACTTCAGCGATGCTTACGACGTCGCTTGTTTTCTTACTCTTATTAAGGAATAACATCATGGCATACGATTGGAATCTTGAAGGTGCGCTGATTGAGGCGATGTATCTGAACGAACAGTATATCGTGGGACGAGTCGAGTCCAGCCGAGTGGCGTATGGCGGTGCGGTGAAACACACCGTCGTGCTCGACAATCCGGTGACGTTCAGCTGGAGCTCTGAGCCACGCACTCGCCTCATTGTCGACGACGAAATGATTACTAGTGTTTTTGAATAAGGAGAAACACCATGGGTCTTGATATGTACATGACTGGTCGCCGTTATCTTTCTGAGCACGATAACAACGAAACCGTGCAAGCTGCGCGTACTGCTATCTCTAAAGCCATCCAGAAACTGGGTGCTCCGGCTGGCAGCAATGTGAGAACTGCCGACGTCGAAGTCGCCTACTGGCGCAAGGCAAATGCTGTGCACCGATGGATGGTTGAGAACATCCAGGATGGTCGGGATGATTGCGGCGAGTATTACTTCTCTAGTAAGAAGATGCAAGAACTTCTTGATGCTTGCTACGAGGTTCTTAGCGACTTCAACAAGGTAGAAGAAACGCTGCCGCCTACTAGCGGATTCTTCTTCGGCTCAACCCAAGTCGATTACTTGTACTGGCAAGACATTGAGTACACCCGCGACCGTCTTATCGAATGTCTGAAGCCGGAGTACTATAACTGGGACTTCTACTACCGAGCTTCCTGGTAGCTTTTATTTTTTTATTAAATACAGTATACTATACTTGTAATACAATTGAGGAATTGTTCGTGAATACTATCGCTAACCTGAAGAAAAATTTGGTATTTAAAACTGATGTTTGGAATGGAACCCCAATAGAAATCGTGCCTGTCGTAAGAAACGGAAAGGTTCTTAATAGGTACTACGTGGATTTTGAAGGTAACATTTACAGCACGAAAAGTGAATATCGCTGGCCGAGCCGGCTAACAATCAGGCCAAATAGCAGCGGATATCCTCAAGTTAGATTTTCAGTGTACGGTGTAAAACTCTACTCTAGTGTTCACAGAATTGTAGCTGAATCGCTGTTGGAGATGCCTGCGCCAAAAGAGATCTCTGAAAAAGATTGGGAAAATACGCCAGAGTCTGTTAAACGGTTTTTGATTTCTTCTTCTTATCAGGTCAATCATATAGACCATAACAAGAAAAATTTTCATCCTTCTAACTTAGAATGGCTCTCTAGTGGGAAAGAAAACGTTGCTGAGTATCACAAATACCGAGCAGCCAAAAAGATTTGACATATTAAAATAATTGTATTATACTATACTTGTAAATTGAAAAACAAATTGGAGATAAAACATGGCTCATAAGATTGAAGAAATTAATGGTGTTGCTCAAATGGCTTATGCTGGCACGGTGCCTAGGCATGGCTTGGGTAAGCGTGTTAGCAACGACCTTTCCCCCGAACAGATGCTCGAAGCTGCTGGTCTTAACTGGGGTGTTGAGAAGGTTCCGCTCTTCGCCGATTATAACGGCAAGCAGATTCGAACTGGAGCTGAAGCTCTGGTCCGCGACCTTGATGACAAGGTTCTTACCATTGTAACCGATACCTGGAATCCTTGCCAGAACCGAGATGCGTTCGAGTTCTTCAATGACTTCACCGCTGCCGGCGATATGGAAATGCATACTGCTGGTTCGCTCAAGGGTGGTCAGCATGTCTGGGCTCTTGCCAAGATTAAAGAGTCGTTCGAACTCTTTGGTGGTGATGTGGTTGACGGCTATCTGCTGTTCTCTAATCCTCATCAGTTCGGTAAGAGCATTACCGTTCAGTTCACCCCTATCCGAGTCGTTTGCAACAACACTCTTACGCTGTCTCTCGGTACCAAGACCGACAAGATGGTTAAGGTGAACCATCGTCGAGTGTTTGACGGTGACATGGTCAAGCAGACTCTAGGTGTGGCTACGGAGAAGCTCGCCAAGTATAAAGAGATGTCTGCCTTCCTCGGTAAGAAGCTCTACACTCCTGCTAAGTTGGTTGAGTACTTCAATCAGGTCTTCCCCAAGACTTCTGATAAGAAGAACGACAAAGACAAGATTGGCGTTCCTCAGTCCCGTGCTGCTGAACTCGCCATGGTTGCTGTTGATGCTCAGCCTGGAGCGGAGTTCGCCAAGGGTAGCTGGTGGCAGGCATACAATGCTGTGACTTACCTGACCGACCATCAGCTCGGTCGCTCTACAGATACTCGTCTGTATAGCGCATGGTATGGTGTTAATCAGGCTAAGAAAGTCCAGGCTCTTAACCTTGCTGTTCAGATGGCGGAGGCTGCATAAGCCTCCCCTAATTATAACGCTGCAGAGCATAACAACAACACCCACGACGCCTCTCTATAGAAGCGCACCAGCGTGGGTTTTTAATTTTTATGGGAGTATAGAATGGCATTGATTCAAGTCGCACTCGACACACTTAGATACGAAGACACACTAGCGCTAGCAGACAAACTTCAACCATACGTTGACATTATCGAAATCGGCACTCCTAGTGTTAAGTATGCCGGTATCCGTATCGTTGAAGCTGTAAGAGCATATGCTCCTAATAGTAAGGTTCTAGCAGACCTCAAGACGATGGACGCTGGGTTATATGAGGCATCACCTTTCTTTAAGGTAGGCGCAGATATCATTACCGTTCTTGGTGCTGCGGACGTGGGAACCATCTCTGGTGTTATTGAAGCAGCAAAGCTTAGAGAAGGTGGTATGGCACAGGTTGACTTGATTAGCGTTCCAAATAAGATGGAGAAAGCTTTCCAGGTTGCCGAGTTAGGTGCCCACATCATCGGCGTTCACACTGGGCTAGACGCTCAGGCGCGAGGGCAGACGCCGTTCGAAGACCTCAAGGCAATCGTTGGTCTAAGCCTACCGGTAATGATCTCAGTGGCTGGCGGCATTAACAAGGATACCGTTCGCCAAGCAATTGATGCTGGTGCTGATATTGTTGTAGTGGGCGCAGCAATTTATGGTGCTACTGATCCTGTTCGCGCTGCTGCCGAGATTCGGGAAGCTGTTGAGCGTGGTTAATTACTCTCATGTTCTTGACATTCTAAGAGATGAACTGCTTTATACCGAAAAGGAATGTAGCCAATCTCTTATCGATGCGCTATGTCTTAATAAAAGCCTAACTGATAAAGTTTTTATCGCAGCTGCTGGTAGATCTAAAATGGTCGCCAGTATGTTTGCAATGAGGCTAATGCATTGTGGTCTTTGCGTATACGTTGTTGGTGAAGTTACTACCCCGAGTATAACCGAGTCCGATTCGCTTCTTATTGTTTCTGGCTCAGGTGAGACTAAGCAGCTGATTACTTTTGCTGAGAAGGCGAAGTCAGTTGGCGCTAAGGTGTTGCTTGTAACAGGAAGTCCCGAGTCTACTCTTAAAGATATGGCAGATCAGACTTTCCAAATTGGTCCGGCAAGTAGAGTACTATCTGTCGATAAGAATCTTCCTCTTGGTGGTAGGTTTGAACTTGCTGCTATGATATTCTTAGAGACAGTCATCATCAATCTTATGGAAGAATACGGTCTTTTTGATAGTGACTTGAAAGAGCTTCACGCTAACTTGGAATAATAAATAGTATTGTTGGTATGGTCGTATGAAGTAAAGGGAAGGTATTCTGGACGGCGGGGCAGTGCCGCCCTCGTCCACCAAAAGCACACACTGACTGGTATCGACAGTAGTCAAAAG